CAACATACCATTTACGAAAGATTTCATATGCGTGTTGGTTAAATTCAAGAAGTTCGAGAGTATTATCAAACTCTTCTAGAATCATCTTCTTGATATTTTCTGGTTGTTCTAGATCGTCAAGGTTCAGAGATACGATCTCTTTCTTGGGATCCATTACAATAGCTTCATTGACAATATCGTCAACTGCCATTTCAATATCTGGATGCATAGAGATTTCACGGTACTTACTGACAAGTTCCGCTTCGTTTCTTACTGCACCTTCAAGATCTACGTATTGGCCGTATGCGCCACCTTCGGAAACGACAAGTGCACCATCTTCTTCCAGTTTTGGAGCAAAAGATGGTAACTCTTCTTGCGGTTTCTTACGAACAATTTCAAAACCAAATAACTCGGCCATTTGGACTCCTGTTAACAAAAAAAGTAAGGGGAATGGTTACCCCTTACTTATTACTGACCACCAGCTCTATCGGTGGTGCCACCACTTACAGTCCAGTAATCGTACGAGAATGTTACCTGGAACGATTCAATCTGATCTGTTGTACCCCAATCGAGTTCGATTGGAGAAATAACACTTGGGAAGACTCCGTTGAATGTATATTCACGAAGCTTCGAACCGTCCTTAGCATACTGGATTACAGTAGCATTTGACTTGTAACGATTGATATCGCGAACATTACGCTCAAGACGATTGATTCGGTTCGACCATTCTTCCATGGCGTTACGAATCAGGAAGTCTTCATCATTGATAACTGTTACTGTCCAGTCACCGAATGTTCTATCTCCAGCCAACTTCATTTGGCGGCCGAAGTAAAACACAGGAATGACACCCAGTTGAGATTCTGGAATCTGAGCAGCCTGAACCATGAAAGGTGTTTTCAGGTCGCCCGAAGCATTTGCAGGATTGTTAATACGCACCTGGAAAAGATTCTGACGTGCACCGCCGTAAACCAGTTGGCTTCTCATTTCATTGATATTAAAAGCCATTTCTTATTTCCTCCTAGTTTCTTTTATTTATTAGAACTGGCCGACAACTTCGTTGAACTCTACGCCGGATCTTACAGCAACAAAGTTCAGTTGGATGAAGTTGATGCTCTTAGCTGGCTTAATGTAGATGTCACCAACAAAGCGGTTTGTATCAACAACTTCTGGAGTATTGTTTGTTTCGTCGCAAACAACACGGAAGTCAGTGATACCGCGGCGGCCCTGAACATCACGGAGGAATGGTTCAATCAGATTCAAGAACTGAGCTCTTGTGAATTCATCATTGAATTCGAAGAGCATCTGGTTAGCAGCTGTTGCAATTGTCTTTTCAAGGACAATAAACAGACGGCGAACATTGATACGATCGAATGCGCTTGGACGACCAAGAGCAGTCTTATCACCAAATAGAACAGTTCCTTGACCTGGCTGTGTAATTACTGGGTTGATGTCGTTCTTATAAAGAAGATCGCGATCTGTCTTGTTAGGGCTATAAGCCAGCTTTACAAGGTTCTTGATCTGACCACGATTGTAACCAGCTGGTGAGAACCATGGATCACGTAGATCGTCTGAACGAGCTGTTAGACCAGCAATATCACCATTCAGTGGAACATAGCGATATACGTCGTTGTACTTGTCGTACTGGTACTTATAACCAGAATCGATGAATGCATACGAGCTGTTACGTACATTCTGACGGAATGTTACGATGTTCGAAGCTTGTGAACCTTCAACACCTGCTCCAACAACGTCTTCCTTCTGAGGTGATACAAATACCACGCAGTCCTTACGAACATCAGCGATATTGTCAATCAGATAGTTAGCTAGCTGAGCACCAGCCGAAGCACCAACAGACTTACCTGTCATAAGCAGAGATACGTCAACCGAAGATGAATCGGCAAAGAGATCATAAGCTGAAGCAAGAGCAGCAACAGATGTCGAACTTTCTGTTACACCATCACGTCCACCAATGAATGACTTCGAATATGGAAGTGAAGTTGTTGAGTTCGAAAGACTTGCTGCTGTAGTTGTAGCGGCTTCGCCGCGATCGTTGGTAGCCCATACATAACGTGAGTTATCGTTAATAACTGTCTTATAGAAAGTAGTTGTACCATCTTCACCAATAGCATCTGTAGCACGTGAAAGGTTTTCGTAAACTTCAAGAACTGTTCCTGGAGTACCTGAGAACATACCATCTTCGTCTACAACTACAACACTTACTTGGTCAACAGTTGTGAGACTGCGATCTGTCAGGTATTGCGAAGTACCTGGTGCAGTTGGAATGGTATTAAAGAATTCCCACTTACGTGCAATTGTATTTGAACTGAAGTTCGATGCACGATTCCAAGTATCTTCAAATGTAATTGGGAAGTATGCTAGCGATGAAGCATTATCAGATGATACAGCTGGTAGCGACTTAATCTTAAGAGTCTGAGTACCAGTTGTGGTATTACCTAACTCAATGTAGTCACCAACAGACAGAGACTGAAGAATTGTATTCGCTGTAGTCTTTGCTTCAGCGTATGTAAGGTTTCCGCCACCTACACCTGGTTCGATCCAGGTAAGAACAACGTTAGCTACCGATGAGTTAACAGCAATACTAATAGCAGCGTTAGAAAGCTGAGCTAGTTTGTAGTCTGTTGCAACACCACCAACTGATGTGTTGCTGAACATATCAATTGAACGAGCATACTGATTTGCAGAATCACAAACAGAAACACGAAGCGAGTTACCAAGATCACCTGGATAACGAGCTACAAACTGTGTGCTTGTGAAGGTAGCATTTGATGGACCTTTGTCTTCAAAGTCATCAGCATTCTTTACAATGCTGTCTGCAAGTTCAATAACACCACTGTTAGCAACAGCATTCAGTGCAAGTGTATTTGCAAAGAAGTTGAGCTGTGAATCAGTCGATGTAGTAGCATTTGCAGTGAGAATAACTTCAAGAGCTGTTGAGTTAGCAGTTACGGTTGAAACAAATGTTCCAGCTGGAACGCCTGCACCAAATACAGCATGTCCGGCTTGTACACCGTGGTTGTTGCCTGTTAAAATAACTGTAGTGTTGCTCTGCAGATTGACATTAGCAGCAATTACTGTGTTTGAGAAACCAGTTGTCACAGCAGCACGGCTTACATATAGAGCATTACCATATGCAAGGAAGTTAGCCGCAGTGAAGAATGTTTCGTAGTTATCTGATGTTGGCTTGCCATAACGTGCGGCAAGAGTATTTTCTGAATCTACTAGAATGAACTTTCCGACAGGACCCCAACGGAACACACCACCAAAGGCACCAACAGTGGTTGCCAGCGATGGGATGGTAGTAGTTAGGTCGATCTCAGATACATTAATTCCAGGGCTGACTTGAAACGCCATTGTTATCTCCCTTAGTCGAAGGTGTTATATACGAGTTTTGTTTTATTTATAAGTTAAGGAAATTGCGTTTTTGCTCTGCCCAGAACTCGTCTCGATAAGTATTATCATTTCCAATCAAAGATTCGTTGCTTTGATCGTCATATTCGTCATCACCGGTACTCATTAATCCAAACGGAAGCATCTCTTCTTCAAACATTCTTTCGTTTTGTTCATAGATTTGCTTACGAATATCAAGGTCTGTAAGTTCTTTTAAATATGGTTGTGTAGTTAACCAAGCAAAAAGAACACAGCACATGGCCATATCGTCATGGCCTTCTTCTGCTTCGTATGATTGGTTACCTTTTAGACTATTCTTGAGTGAGAATCTTGTCAATTCATAAATTGTATCATAGTCTGAAATGATAAACTTGTCAGATTCTACAAGAGTCTTGAGTGTAGCACATCCAATTCTCTTTACCTGCTTGGTAGTTCTTACACCACGAGTTGTCGAAGTAGCAAAACCACCAGAAAGACTTTGGCCAGACCTACCATTATTGGCAGTGACAAAGATACCTTCATATTCTAGGTCGTAGTGAAGAATATCTGCAACCTGTTGGCCAATATCATTTGTTTCTACAAGTACAACTGCATCATTATAATGCTTTGCCACTTCATAGATAATATTAGGATACAGAAGTGGACTCAATAGATTGTTTCTAAATGTGGCAACTTGTCTGTATGG